TGGCCGGATGGGCGAGCTGATTGACGGCGCCGGCGGTGGCGATGGCCGCCGCAGCTTCGGGGTCCAGTAAGGCGGTGATCTGGAGGGCAACCGGTGTGGCTGCGGACGCGGCCGAGGCGATGGCGCAGCTCACGGTGACAGCAGTCTTGGCCGCCGGCGTCAGGGTGCCGGTGGCGGTGCAGGCCGTCAGAGCGAACACTGCGACGGCCGCACCCAATAGGGTCAACAGGGTTTTCATGGCATCCTTTTACAAAAAAAAATGGCGCCCCAATATTATTAGGGCGACCATTATCTGGCGAGGCGGCGTTATGGCGCCGGGGTGATGTCGATGTAGTATTCGTTGCCAACAACCATCCCATGGACGGCGCTTTTGTTTACAGTTCCCATTCTTAATTCACCCCATGGGGTGTATTTAAAGAACTTACTATTCTCACTATTGGGGTCGCCATGGCCAATCACCGGCGTCATGACGATTGTATATACGCCATCCGACGCGCCATCGGGATGTAACTCGAGTTTATCGAGCTTGAACTTTGCACGCATAACAATGACTCCTGTAGGTGATTTTAACGCGATCGAGAGTATTACTGCTCGGTGGTGATGGATCAGGTCGCCAGAGCGAGCACTGCGACGGCCGCGCCCAATAGGGTTTTCATGAGAACGATCTCCTGTGCTGATCACAAAAAAAAGGCCGCGCGACGGCGGCCCATGATCCAACCGGCAGCGGATTATCCGTAACGTTACTGATTATTCCGCGCCCGTTGGTCGACACCCTCGCGTGATATCTTCGGCACCTTCTCCTGGTCGGGTTCAGACGGCGGTGGTCCGGGCCGGTATCGGCAATCGCGCAAGATTTCCGCCACCCGTGCCGTCAGGGCGTCACGGCGGGTTTGTTCTGTGGTGTGTTCCATGGTCGCCGCCTTTTCCGATGCCGTCAGCGGATGTGCGGGGCCAGGGTCTGGATCAGCGTCCAGGCGGCACCGATCATCACGACGAGGACGCCGGCAAACATGGTGGAGGCCCGGACCGCGCCCTTGGCGAGCATGATGTCCGAGCGGAGCGCGACCAGTTCGGCCCGGACGGCATTCACGGCGGACCAGATTTCGCGATAGCGGGCCATTTCGTCGGGACCGTGCTCTTCGGTCCACGAGATGACATGGTCCAGTCTGGCCTCAAGGCCGGCGATGCGTTCGCCGAGGACCGGGGGGCGGGTGGGATCGGGGGGCATGGGGCTATCTCCTGAATACGGGCGAACCCATAAAAAAGGCCCGCCAGAACGGCGGGCCGGGACGGGGCACTGGGCAACCGGACCGTTACGACCAGCTGGCCGCGTCGATCTGGGCAGTGGTGGTGAGGGTCCCGGCGATGATGGCGGCGATGACCGCCGCCAGGTCGCCATACAGGCTTTGGACGTGGGCGCCGATGGCCACCGCGAACTCAGTCATTTGCGCGGGCGTCACCGGGTGCGCCGACCAGTCGGCATTAAAATAGGTCCGGGTCGGCACGCTGGCGTTCAGGGCCGGGGTGGTTGCCCATTGGGTCAGGCTGTTGAGCCCGGTCAGGCTGCCGGCGTCGCAGGCGGTGGTCAGGGTCGCCGAACCGTCGCTCAGGGGATGGCTGTAGACCGCCGCCAGCAAGGTCGCCTGCTTGGCGTTGGCGTAGGCGATCAGAGCGGCGTTGGCCTGCCCGGTCAGATAGGCCTGCCACCGCGGGTCGGTGTCGGGCATCTCGGTGTAGCCCGGCTTGTCCAAGGCATTCTGCCGGCAGGCAAAGGTGGTGACGACCTGACCGGCCGGGTTGACGATGGTATAGAGGGTTGCCATGGTGTGTCCTCATCAGAAAGTGTAAGAATTAACCCAGAACGTCTGAGCGCCCGCTCCCCCGACAAACTTGTAGTAGGTGACTTGCGGCGTGATGATGATGATGTTGGGTATCGCCGTGCCGAAGCTGCCGGATGACGAGATACCAAGATTGGTAAAGCCGACGGTCCCGGTGGACTCCGCGGCCAGGTAGAGGCTGGTTCCCCCGGCGATACTGCACACCCCGCTCCAGAACTTGGCATTTGGCGGGACGGCGGTCGCCAGGGAGACGGACGTATAGGATGCCGCGGACCCGCTGCTGAGGACCGTGACCTCCCCGATCTGGACCGTGGTGCCCTGTTGCGCAAAGAGTGCAAATTGCGCGGACGCCGTCAGGTACAGCGCGCCGATCAGCACCGAGGCGGTGTAGCCGGCCGGCAGATTGGCGCCCGGATAGATCGTCGCCCCGGTGCCGGCGGTGGTGCCGAGGATGCTGGCGGTGGCGGTGGTCGGGTTGTAGATGGCGTAGATATAGAGCCAGCCCGACGCCGGGGCCGCTCCGGTATCCAGGCCGCCGGCCCCGGTGGCGGCGAGGTTCAAAGTCTGGCTGTAGTTCGCCAGCTTATAGGGAGTGCCACCCAATGCGGTCTCGACCACCAGTTCGTCGGCGGTCCAGATCGCGGTGGTGGCGGTCAGGAACTTGCCGGCCAGGGCCTTGAAGCTGCCGGCCACCGTGGAGGACGCGCCCGCCGTCGCCACCACCGCCGGAAACTGAAAGCTGGCGCCGTCATAGACCAGTTCGACCACTTGACCGGCCATCAGGTCCCCGGCCTGTGCCGCCGCACCGCCCGGCCGCTTGACCGCCGCCGCGGGCAGCCCGTTGACGGTCAAGGTACTCGGCCCGGTGTTGGTGTTGGCGATCTTGACCCGGACCGGCAACCCCGGAGTCAGCGCCGCCGGGGCTGGCGATAGCGTCACCACATAAGCGTTGGCGACGCCGGTATCGGGGGCGTAGTTGCCGGTCTGGGCCTGGATCGCGGCCGGCACCTGGGGCAGTTTGGGCGTGATGAACGGCGCCCCGGCCACCGGGGTGATGTTGCCGGCGGTGATGGTGGTGGCGCCATAGGCCACCGTGACCACGTAAAGGGCAGTGTAGCCGGCATCCACGGCGGGGGTCAATTGGCTGCCGGCCCCGGCGGCGACCCCGGCCTTGGCCTGGAACGAGACCAGCCCCTGCCGGACGGTGTTCTGCGCCGCCCCGCTGTTGTTGGGGCCGCTGTAGGCCTGGCTGGGATTGCTGGCGTTGTAATAGGGCAGCACCGTGCTGCCGCCGTCCTGATCCAGGTAGGCCGCTTCGATCAGGTAATTGATGGCGTAGCCGACGGTGCCGGGCGGGGTCAGGGTCAGCGTGGTCGGCGCCAGTTGGATGCCTTGCTTGACGATGCTGTCGGTGGTATCGGCCGGCAACGAGCCATAGGCGCTGGCATCCACCGGTTCCACGGCATACAGCGAGCCTGACCCGATCGTCACCGACAGGCTGGCGGGGTTGGTCGGGGCGCACGCCAGGCCATCGACCACGGTGGCGGTGCCAAGCACCGCCTGGCAGGCCATGGCCAGCCCGATCAGGGTATCCTTCTGCGCATGCAGCAGGTCGGTTTCCAGGGGGATTTGCCCCGGGTAGACAATTTGACGGTCCATAGCGGAGTCTCCATAATACTCGTTAGAAGATATAGCCGGTAACGTAAAGTATTGTTGATCCTGGATTGGTCATATACCAATAGATCGTTTGGGGTGATGCCGGCGAGATGGCCACGGGTCCATAGGGCGCCCAACCATTTCCGGCCGGGCCGGAGCTGTCGATACAGATCAATCCCGTCATATTGACGTCTCCGGTGAGATAGACCTTCGAATTGATCCCTGACACCGGCAACGGGCCGCCATAACCCAGGATAAACGCGGCATTGGGCGGGGCCGCTGACGAGATCGACACCGAGGTCAGCGTGGTCGCGGTGCCTCCGCTGACGATTCCCACGGGATAAATAGAGCAGGTGGTGCCCCGTTGGGTGAAGAACGGCAATTGGGCGCCGGCGCTGGTCCGCAACACCCCGATCAACACCGAAGCGGTGTAGCCGGCCGGCAGATTGGCGCCCGGATAGATCGTCGCCCCGGTGCCGGCGGTGGTGCCGAGGATGCTGGCGGTGGCGGTGGTCGGGTTGTAAATGGCGTAGACATAGAGCCAACCCGACGCCGGGGCGGCCCCGGTATCCAGGCCGCCGGCCCCGGTGGCGGCGAGGTTCAAGGTCTGGCTGTAGTTCGCCAGCTTATAGGGAGTGCCACCCAATGCGGTCTCGACCACCAGTTCGTCGGCGGTCCAGGTGGCGGTGGTGGCGGTCAGGTAAACCCCGGCCAGGGCCTTGAAGCTGCCGGCCACGGAAAGCTGCGCGGTGGTGGCCAGCGTCCCCGAGGTGGGCAAGGTCAGTGCCGTTGAACCGGTGGCGGTCAGCGTCACCGGATAGGCGCCGGCGGTGGTCAAGGCCCCACCCAACGACACCGCCTTGCCGCCGATCGCGCCGACGGTGAGGGCGCCGGTGGCGGTGAGGGTGGCGTCGCCCGACAGCGCGACCGGCGCGGCGGTGCCCGCGCCATTGCCGACCAGCAGATCGGCGCTGGGCAAGGGCAGGTCGGCCGGGGTCACCGTCACCGCGCCGGTCCGCCCGGCCACACTGGTGACATTGGCCGAGAGCAACCCGGCCGCCACGGTCAGGCCGCTGCCCACCGAGACCATGCCCGGTGCCAGGGTGGTGGCCACCGGCAGCAAGGCGGCGGCCACGGTCCCGGCGGTCAGTTGCGAGGCATTGGTGACCAGTGCGGCGATGGCGGACAGCGGGGTCTGGCGGGTGAACCCGCCTTGGGCAATCACCGCGACCTCGGCGCCGGTCAGGGCCGAGGCCAGCGGCAGATTGCCGATATGAACCGTGCTCGACTGGGCGTGGGCCGGGGGCGCGAACGGCGCCCCGGCACAGGCCAGCACCAGCGGCGCCAACAGGGCGCCGCGTTTGATCCTGCTCATCATGTTAGAGTCCTTCAAGGTCAGGCCAGGATGGCGACGCCATCGCTGGTGGTCAGGATGGCGCCGGTCTCGGTGGCCAGCACCGGGGGCGCGTTGCTGATGGCCGTCCACAGGGTCGCGCCGGCGGGCTTGACACTGTCGATGGCGGCGTAAATGTCGGCGTCGGTCACCGAGCCCTGGACCATGGCCAGGTTGGCGTATTGCATCCGGCTGGGCAGGCCGTAGCCGCCGGCCGGTCCGCCATAGCCATTGACCAGCGGAATGCCCGACGTCGCCGGCCGATAGGCGGTGATGAAGGCCTGACCGGGCAGCGACAGCGAGCCATAGCCGCCGGCCACGCCATAGCCCGTAACCGCACCGACCCCATAGGCTCCGGTGTCGAGCGGCCGGGTCGGCTCGAAGATCACCGGGGCCCGGCCGGTGAGATCAACCAGCACCCGAACCACACTGGCCCGGGTCGCCCGGGGCCGGATGATCTCGGCCAGGATGCGGGCTTGCAGACTGGCGTCACTCTCGGCGGTCTTGCGCACCAACCGGCCGTTGAAGAAGTCCCACGCAATCATGTCGAGGAACCCGCCCGAGGCGGTGCGGATGCGGGTCTGCTGGATCACCTGTTGCAGCAGGGTGTAGGCCGCGGCGTGTCCAGTGCCGAGACCGGCCAGCACGCCCCCCACCAGCGGGCTGGAGGGGGTGTCGCCGAACCAGGGCGGCAACACGGTGCGCAACCGGGCCGCCACGTCTTGAGAGCCTCCGGTGGCCATGATCTGTCTCCTGGGGATTGGCTCTTGGATCCCATCAGTTCACGGTGATGGTGCCGACTCGAATCACTTGCTGGGGCGTCGCCGGCAGATCGGCGGTGCCACCGTTGAGCATGACCCCGGTAATGTTAGCGACCCCGGGCACGCCCCAAGCCACCGCTGCCAGTTGCGAATAGGGCAGCGACACGCCAAGCCCGAGGCCGCTGATCAGCGCGCCAACGGCATTCGCGACCGCGCCCGACACGGTGGCGTGGCTGTAGCCGGTGGCGGCAACCACGGTCAGGTTGGGGTTGGCCAGCACCACCGTCGGCCCGAACACCGCCCAACTGGTGCCCACCGGCCGGATGGCCTCGATGGCCGTGGCCACCGCGGTCAGCAGGCTCTGGGGTGGGCTGCCGCTGCCGTCGTCCACCACCACGTAGAACGAGCCCGCCTGGTTCTGGCCGGCATAGTTGGTGGCTTCGGTGACGGTGAACGACAGTCCCTGTTGTACCGAGGCGATGGCGCCCGCGATCGCGGTTTTGGTGGCCTTGGCCAGGCTGGCGACGTAGAGGCCGAAGCGGATCCGGAACGCCGCGTCGCTCTCGGCGTCCAGACCCCCGGCAAACGGCGCCCCGTTGGTCACGGTCGACACTCCGTTGATCGCGGTCTGGATCAACGAGACCGCCCCAATCACCACGTTGCCCGCCGAACCCGGAGTGACCGCCTGGACCGGTACCGACAGGGACGCCACTCCCGGCGCCAGCACGTAGCCGCCGAGAGACGCCGACCACGCGCTGTTGGTGGCGTCGGTGGTCACGGTGTATCTTTTTGTGAGGTCGCCGGTGGCGACCACGGTCCCGGGCGAAACCACCGCCTGTTGGGACGCGGTGAATCGCGACAGGGTCACGGCGCCGGTCGCGGGCGCCGCCGGCAAGCGGGTGAGCCCGTAGTCGGCCATCCAGGTGTCGAGGTCGGACCCGACGCTGGTCGACGCTCGGGTGGTCGTGAGCACCTGGATAATCAGACTCTGGAGCCACAACAACACACCGGCGTTGCCCTCGGCGATGGCCCGCAGGATCGAGCCGACCGAGAAGTCGAGCAACGGCGTGGCGGCGCCCTGAATGGCGGCGGCCTGGCTGGTCACGAGTTGATCGAAGGTCTGGACGTTGAGTGTGGTCATCGTATTATCCCGTAATATTAAACGCCAACGGCGTTGATTGACCATTACTATCGGCGTCGATATATTGGATGCTGACAAAGAGGCCGTTCGATATGGCGTTAACAGTAATTGTTGGCGCCGGATTTTGCACCACCGACGTTTCCTCAGTCAATTGCATTAGTATTATTGCCTGTATTGTCTCAATATCGGCCGTCTGTCCAATATAGGCGCCCAGACCAGCGCCGTAGCTGGGGTGCCAGAGATAGGTCCCCGGGGCGGTCAATAACCGGCGGATAATTCGTTGTTGACTGCGCGTGAGCCCCCGCACTGACGCCAGGTCCCCGGTCGGGCCGGACACCAAATCCTGTCCCCACTGGTGACTCAAATCGTTCATTGGATCAATTCGCTTTAAATATTTGGGTCAATTGATCCTGACCCATTTTTTGATCGGGCACACTGGTGTGTCCGGACCCTGGCGTCACCCCGCCGTGGGTATGATTATTGAACAACTCAACCATAGTATCTATAACCAGTTGGTGTATTTCTTTAGATAGGTCGCCGGCACTGATTTCTGAATTGGTATTATTGTTGCCATTACTGTTGATCGAAACCTTGCCGTCGTTGGTTAGTTTGAAAAAAGCGCCGTTTTGGTGGACCTGCCAGAGTTCGCCGCTATCCACCTCCAGTGGTGTATCAACATCAGAAAATAACCGCGCGACCATTGACCCGGTTTCGTGCGACCCGTCATGAGACGTAATTTGTACCTGATCTCCTACCGATGGTGGTGTGTACATCCCCCAATTGGGTCCGACCCACTGGGTCGGGATTGGCAGCCACCCCGATAACCGATCCTCTGGTTGGAATCTCACTCGTACAGCGTGCGCTTTTTTATCATAATCATCTATTAATCCGTGCCTAGTTTGCGCTAACTCACCCATCACGCGAACAACTTCCTGTTTTATGATCTCTCTAATTTTATCTCCGATCACGTGTCACCACCTATTTTTCCCGTGATGCTCATCTCGGCCCCTCGCGAGTCGAATTTTATAGTGAGTTCGTCGATTTCGTAGGTTTGATCCCACGCACTGCCGGTTCCGGCAATCGTCAGTGTGTCCTGCGGCGTCAAACTCGGGTCAGCAATCGCCTCAACAGAGACCTCCATTTCGTTTCTGGTTACGTCCGACAAATGACCGTCCGCCACCTGTTGTGCCTGGTCTTGTGTTAGTCCAGGTTTGCGGATCAAATGCTGTTGTGGTTGACCGACGCCCGACGTTTTACTGGACGTTGCGGTCACCGACGCTTTAGATTTACTGGACCACGACTGGACTGTCACCGTGGCGTTGCCGAGTGCCGGACGCCGTTTGAGGTCCAGCCGCAGACACCCGGCCGAGAGACCCGGCGGTTTGCCCTCCTGCGCCGGCGTGTAGGTCACGGTATAGCCACCACCACCACCGCCGCCGCCGCCGCCGAAATACAGCGTGTCGCCCTCAACGTACAGGTCCGCCCCCTCGTATTTGGCCGCCCGCACCAGCACGTCCCAGAGAGTCGACTGATCAGGCAGTCCCGCCGTCTCCAGTTCGTAATTTTGCCCGATTAGGGTATCGCCGCCCGTAACGTTTGCACTCAATCCAGCCTTGCTCGCGTATAGCGAGGCCACCTCAGCCACTGTCATATTTTGCAGTTTATCCGACGTGCGTTGCTCTAGCAACGCCGCCGCTTTGTCGCGACCGGACAATCGGACCCGGTCTGTGACCGGATTAACCTCAATATCGTCCGCCAACCCAGAAATCAGTTGATTGGCCAGCGGATCGACTGGACCGTTACGACCGACCGCGCCAAATAAAACCACGTTGGGCGTGGCACCGCCCCAATAGTCCAGGTCGAAACCCGCCGCCGCCGCCACCGACAGCGCCAGCGTCGCCCACCAGGTGTCGGATTTGCGGTGTTTGGTGCGTTGCACCCCCAGGTCGAGCGCCCGTATTTGGACGCCGTCCACCACCACCGCACAATCGGCCCAATAGGGACCGGCGCCCGGGTCAGACACGGATACCCCCGTTACCCGCCCGTGGGTCTACCGCAGGGATCGCCAGCGTGGTGACCCCGGACGGCAACCACGGGTCGATCAACCCGTTTAGTTTGGCAATCCTGTTCCACTGGGTCGGGTCACCGAGATAGGTTGCCGCCACCTGGAATAGCGTTCCGCCCGCAACGCTAATGGTTTGTGAGCTAGTTGTCACAATATCAAACCCGCATTAGTTGTCATGCGCCCGATCACGCCCTGCACGGCTGCCACCTGGCTCGCCGCTCGGAGTCCCGCCGATAGCTGGGTGAGCGCGGCACTGCCGGCCGGACCCGCGATACCCGCCGTCAACGCACTCGCCCCGGTCAATATCTGCCCGTTGGCCGCCGCCAACGCGCCACTCGCCACGCTGTTGGCCTGCCCGAGCGCGGTCTGGAGCGCGGTCACCGGCAGCCCGACCGCGCCCGCCGCCGCCAGCACCGGCGCCACGGTCCCCGTCACCGCCGATACCGCCGATTGCACCGTGGACAGCGCCGCACTCAACGGATTACTGCCCACCGCCGCCGCCAATCCCGCCACCGCCGACGCGTCCGCCGCTAGAGACTGGGTCGGAGCCGGATCACTGCGAGCAATAAATGGTGTAGAGCACCAACTTTTGACCTCTATTCTGTATTTTATTCTATATTGCCATTCGATATCGCAGTCAACGTCAGTAATAATGCATTTTGAAACAATCCCCAAGCAAGACATTGTGCGAATAATAGGGTTGGCCCGCATTTGCATCAGCGACCTGGCTCTCGCCACTGCTTCGGGACCAATAAATAATCCGGACCAGGAAAACGGTTTTGGCTCCGATCCAGTGACAAACAGCGCCGTTGTTCCTCCCAAAAATTTATGCTCTTCCGTGTTTATTTTTCCGCCGACTCTAAATACACTCGGCAATTCGAAACCAGTAAAAACGAAACCATCAATCGCCAGTATTCCCCCTGCGGTTGATCCGGCCGATACTGCCGCCGAGCCGTCCGTCACAGGTCAGTGCCCCTGAGGCCGCGTGCCGGACACGTAGCCCGGCACCCCCCGGCCGGTGCTCACGTCGCCGGTCCCGGACGCGCGCTGGAGATCGTTGAGTAGATATTGGTTGGCCACGCTCGCCAGATCGCGGCCGTCGACCTGGAGCGTGGTCGACTGGTTGACGGTGGTGGGGGCGGGCGGGATTACAATTGGTGGGCGAGTTGACGGTTGATACGCATCATCGTCAGCCAACCATTTGTCACGCTCTTTTTCGTGATCTTTAAGATTTTTTGTTCCGTCTGTTACTGCCGATCCAAATATATTACCAATCAATGCGGTAATTCTGCCAGGCAATGATTTGAGCCATTCCCACAATGACTCAAATGCACTTTGTACGGCTTGAATTGTTCCTGGAAATTTGGCCATAACGTAGGATACCGCCGTAATCGCTGCACCAATACCAACAGCCGCCCCCGCAATAATCAAACCCGGCGGCCCCATTGCTACTGCCAGGAGAGCTATCGACCCACCAACTATTGCAATTAATGCGGCAACGCCGCCACCAATTATCGCTGCTTGCGCGAGCACAGGGTGCGCCTCAATTACTTTTGACAGGCTTTCCAGTATTTGATTAATCTGTCCAATGGCCGGAGTCAATACAGGCAATATTTTGTCGCCGAGCGTTACTTTTAATGTATTCATTCTCGACTCAAAGGCATCAACATTTGCCTGAAATGTATTGATATCATTGCCATAAGCGTTGTTTCCCACAGTTTTCTCAATATTCGCTTCATCTTTATCAAGCCGTGGCATATTTTTACTCAGCGCCATTTGCGCCATTATTTTTGCTGCCGTCCGATTGCCGAACATTCTTTCGATTGCCGACGCCACGTCTTCATCTGAGGTTTTTCCAGCTTTATTCAAAGCCGGCAAGAAGAATTCTTTCATCCATTGATACGGGTCTTTTTCAAATGTCTTGTATCCAGTAATACCGCCTTCTTCAAATCCTTTTACTGCCCCGCCTTTTGTTTTGATTATTTTGCTGGGATCAACCAAACCTAGATCAGACCACATTTTTACGGCGGATTGGGACATTTTTCCCGCGCTTATTGCTTGCGATAGCGATGTAAATGCGGTACCAACACTGGATCCACCGCCCCGTAATGAGCTATTTTCTTGAATCAGTGATGGAACGATACCATATAAAAATCTTTCATCCATTCGTTGTCCAGCCACGCCGGCATATTTCATAAACTGCAACATTTTTTGAGGATCAACCCGACCCCCAGTGGCCTCCGATATTTTTGATAAACGCTCCAATTGTCTCGAAAAATCTTCATCATTATTTGTCGCGCCGCGCATTTCAAGAAATTTACTGGCAGTAAAGGCCGACTCTTTGACTTGATCTTTCGATAATTTACCGCCGCTGGCTTTTTGTAAAATATAACCGGCCTTTTGTACCGGCTCTAACATTTTAATCGACTCTTCCAGAGTGCCAAAAACCGAGACCATTTCTGAAATAGCCCCGACATTTTCTGCAATAGTCGTGCCAGGAACTTTCGACGCGACCTCTTTTGCTTTGTTCAGCGCCTCAACGACTTGTTGTTGATTAAATCCCTGGTTTCCGAGCTGCACCAGCGCCTGTTGCACCTCCGCCGCCGGTTTGACAGCGGCCGCAATCGCCCGCGTCACCTCCGACCCCGCAGCACCCGCCATAATTGCGGGCATTACTAGATCACCACGCGTCCCGTGTCCTGTCGGAGTGGCCGGCGTGGTCGATCCCAGATTTTTGGGAGGTGTCGGCGGTTGCGGAAGGTGCGTCGGTATTTTCTCCGCGGTTGCTGCCACTTTTTCCAACGCCGCGGCATATCCTGCCATTTGTTCCGTTAGACGCGGTAGCATTTCCGCTTGTCTGGCCAGCGCCTTGGTCAGACCGTCAATCGCCGTGGTGCCGCTCCGCACAGCGTCGGTCGGAATGCGCATTTCCGACAATGGTTTAGCCGCCGCGGCGGCTTGTTCTACCGACGCGCGATAACGGCCTGCGGACTCGCCCAATCCTTTATCCAACGTTTTTCTTACCATCGACAATGCATTATCCATACTGCGCAACATTTGCATCGACTGTCGCAACGCCGCAGACAGTTGATCCTGCATGCGTAGCTGCACATCTACAGTATAGACCGTCGACGTCATGGCGTTTCCTCAAATAACGAGGTTACCGCATTTGTCACGCGCTCAACACTGTCCTGTTCGTGTTCAACCAGCGCGCCGCCTAGAAACGACCGCGGCGGAATATGATCGGTCCCGATTTCCTGATATTTGGCAATTTCCAGGGGCGAGCCGACGCTCACGACACCCTCTCCCACGGTGTGCGCGATCGACGCCCGCAACGTGCCGTCACGCAATAGCGGTTCATTTTCCGCATACCCTTTCCGCACGCGGTCCTGTTTGGTGCTGTCTGCCAACTCGTGCCACGCAGCAAAAGGACCGTGCTCGCCCTGGTAGTGACCGATTTTGTCCCGTGCGGCGTCCGCCACCTGTTGCCCCACCTCTGCCAGCGCCGCACCCATCGCCGCAGGCACGCGGTTAGCTATACTCTCCAGGTAAGCTGCCAATTGGTCAAGATTTGAGAAAATCAAGGGCGTCCCAATCAAATGTAAGTCCGCGAAGTTCGCCAATAACTACTAAATGAGCCAGACGTTCCCCTGTACTCATGTTCATAGCTATTTCGTATGGGACACGTTCTCTCACAAGGGTCAATACCTCGCGAAATTGCGTGTCCTTACTTAGTTTTTTGCAATACCAACCATATCTGTACTGTACGTTTCCATAACCATTTGACCAAGTTCCGCAGTAATCGCGGCCATGCCTTCTTCGTCCAACATATCCATAACTTTTTTCAAAAACGCCTGGCCCATTTGTTTTTTATTTGGCCACACCACGTCATTGTCATCAATTTTTCGCACAGATCGAACCAGATAAAATTGGCGAACCAGAAACGGATTTGCCGACTCCGACACGTCCAGCATCATTTGAATATGTGCACGCTCAAATGGAGTTGGCAATTTTGCTATAATAGTTCGCCCACGACCGTCTGTAATCTTAAATGTTTGTTTTCGTCGCGCAAGATCGAAATTTCTGAACTCGTCCAATTTTATTGTATCATTACTGCCGTCGTTCTCATCGATTGTTATAATGCCAGTGATCCCGCCAGATGCGGCAAGAGCATTGTTTGTGTCCATGGTAATCGTCTCTTCTTTTGACAAGATTTCAACTTGCATCGGTCACACTCCTCTGTTACATGACTTTAAGGCGACGACTTGCAAAAAAATCAATTTTTACCTTGACTGATGCGTCGCCTTTCCACGCTCCCGAGTCCGGCAGTTTTAACATTACACCAGTAAAGCGATACTGCGTCAGAGACCCGTTCGCTTCGGAAATCGTCTCGGTAATTGTGCAACTCTGGATATTCTTGCCAGAGTAGTACGCAGCCTCGTTAGCGGCAAAATAATCGTCGACCTGACTATCCGACCGCTCCAGCTCAAATGAGCCCTCCCAGCCGTCTGGCAAGATCAACGGCCGGACGACGCCGTCAAGTCCAACTATATGTTGGTCCTTGGTTTTTTGTTTCGCAGTAAAGCTGGTTATCAGATTAAACGTAATCGCGCCATGCGTCGCGTCAATTACGTTTAATGCACAATCTTTACCAATATTAAACCCATTAACTGGCATTTCAAAACCCTCCTATTACGCGCTGCACCCTCCTATTACGCGCTGCCGTCGAATTGCGTCTGTCTGGTGATCTGCACCGACTGACCGCCCTCGAGATTGACGATGAAGTATTCGATGACAGACAAGTAGACCACCTTGACGTCGGCCTGCATGTAGCCGAGCGCCACCCGGGTCTGGGGGTTGTTGCTGTTGTCCAGCACCACCTGGAAGCACGGCGAGCCGTCGGCGGTGCCGATCTGGCCTTGTTGAAACAGCCCGGACAGGAAGGCGTCGAGGGTTGCCTTGGCCTGCCGGCGGACGTCCGGGGTTTGCAGTTTGCCCACGAACTGCCCCATCCCGGCGTTCAAGGTCGCCGCGATGTAGTTGGTCATGCGGGTATAGTTGTCGCCGTGGGTGGCGGCGTTGCTCGACGTGTTGTGGCCGCAGCGGGCGCCGAAGTAGAAGCCGCCCGGGACCGGGTTGGTGATGACATCGAGCCCGGCCTGGATCAGCGCCTGGAGTTCCGCGGTGCTGTAGACTTGATTGGCCGCGGACTTCTGGGTCCCGACGATGCCATACAGCGGCTTGTTCAGGCTGCTGTTCTGGGGCGCCAGGTTACCCAACAGGCCGGCAATGAAGCCCTGGGGACTGATCAGGCGGACTTGCGCGTTGACGGTGTCGTTGAAATAGACCCAATCGCCGAACAGCAGCTTGGCGGCATAGCTGTCGATCCCCGCGGTCTGTTTGACCGTGGCCGCATTGGCGATGGTGTCGCCCGCCGGCCCGGTCATGATCATGTAGGTGCCTTCGGACAGGCCATAGGCCACCTGCAACGACCAGGTCGTGCTGTCGTCGCAGTCGGCCAGCATGGCGATGGAGGCTCCGGTGCCCCGCAACGCATACAGGCCGTGGCGCGGCACCGTGTCGGCCCCCACCAGCACCGCGCCGGTGATGGTCGTGGCGCCGTCGGTGCCGCCGGTCAGGGCGGTCGCTGCCATCACCGGCGCCGTGGTGCCGGTCCCGGCCACCGCCGTGACGATCTGGGACGGTCCGCGCATACCGGACTGCCCCAGATTAATCGCCGCCGCCAGATTGACCCACAGGGCATTGCCGGTGCCCGGGACATTGTCGAAGACCTCGGGGACCTGGCCCGGGATCGCGATGGTGGCGCGGGTGGTGCCGGCGGCGCTGCCGGCCCCCAGCGTCACCGTGATGCTGTTGCCCAACGTCCCGGTATACCGGGACGTGATGGTGATGTTGGTGACGCCGATGGTCTCGGACGCGGCGGTGTCGGTGCCGTCGGTCACCCGAACCACCCGGAAATTGGCGGCGCCCTGAAGCACCGCCGCGGCGATCGCGGTCCCGGCATCATACTTCCGGGGCTGGATGGCGCCGAACTGCCGGGCATAATCGGCCATGGTGCCGATGATGGTCGGGCTGTTGACCGGCCCCCAGGTGGCGGTCCCGACCACACCGACGATGTTGGTGGGCACACCGTTGAGCAGCGTGACCGTCGGCGGAACGATCTGGACATAGAGATCAGGGACGATCAACGCCGTGGTGTTGAGCTGTCCCAATTGTGAGATTGGCATCGGCTACCCTCGATTACGAGATCACAGTGACGGGGTGGGTGACGATCTCCGACCCACCCGCCCCGTCGGGCGAGATCGTCGGCACCGAGCTGATACCGGTGGCGGGGACAATAATCTGCGGATCGCTCCGGGTTTGAGTTGTGCCGTACTCCACCGAATAGATCAGATTGCGGCGGTAGAGTATTTCTTTTTGAACCGTGTCGTCGTGAGGACTCGACACGTAGCGCAATCGGCCGGCGGTGCCGTCAGCCAAACAAATAAACTCGTTTGCAGCCAATACTGGATCAATAAACGACCCGATTTGATCGCGCTGGTTCGGTGTGTTGGCAAACAGACTGATCTGGACGTGACGTCGCTGGCGTTTTAGTTCACGAATATTGTTGCCGAACGTGCCAACCCGCCCCACCAGACTCACCGCTCCCGGCACTGTCACCACGGCGC